TCCATGAACTGCTTTAAGGTCTTGTGCTAATTCCATTGTGTACTCAGCTTTTAGAGCTCTTGACTTAGCTGTGACAGTAGCTTTCTCGATTGTGAAAGCCATCTCACCGAAAGCACCGTCTCCAGATTCACCAACACCTAATCTTTCAGCAGCGGCTGTGGATAAACCAGAACCGAATGTTGAAACAGTGTCAGCTGTATCTGCGATTGAACCGTCAGTGTCAGCATCAGTAACACCTGCAAGACCAGTTGGGTCTGCTTGGTGAGTACCTGTACCTGAAAAATCAGTATCAGCTTCGTTAAAGAAAGCTTCTGTTCCTGATTGTGAGGTATATTTTGATTTCATTGCAAAGATAAGTCCTGTAGGACCACTCATAGGTTGAACACCTGCGATATCATAAGCAATTAAGTTAGGCATAGCTCTACGTACTAAAGAAATTAATACTGGGTCAAAAGTACCGATGTTATTCGGTGCTGAACCTGTTCCAATATTGTTAGCAGCTGCAGCCTCAGAAATGAAATTTCCTTGTGCTTGAGCTCTTTCTTCTTGTAGGGCAACCTCTTGGTTTTCTAATAGTCTAGCTGTTACAGCTTTTCTATATCTGTCTTGGATATCTGGAGCTGACTCGTGGTCGAGTACAGGACCCCATTTTTCCATTAAGTTTTTGTCTGCGTTAAACATTTTTATTTCCCTTAATTATTAAAGTTTGTTATAGCTTGTGTGTATTTAGCCATGTGCTCAGAAACTGTTTCTTCTGAAACATTTTCTTCACCTAATAGACTATCAACTTCATCAACTGATTCACTAATTTCTTTTGTGAAGTATGATTCTTTAACAGTTTTAACTTTCATTTCAAAGTTATCTTTGTTATCAAATTCAATATCTTCAACCAATGATGCTAATTTCTCAGCGTCAGTTTGTGCAAGCCCTGATGATTGTTCTCTTACTACTTCCTGCTTTTCAAAGTTTTGAACTTTATTCTCTTCCATCCAAGACTCAACCACATAGTTAAGGTATGAATCTACCTTTTCTACTAGAGATTCTTGAACTTCTGAAACTTCTTCTTCGAGATTTTGCGCGTATTCGCTCTCTAATCTGTCGATTTCTTGTGATAACTTAGATGTTAACACAGCTTCGAAGATTGCTTGAGCTTTATCACGGAACCCATCAGAAAGAGTAGCCTCTTCGGATATAATGTTTTCCAAATCTTCGTCAAAGTCGATTGATTCAACTTTAGCTTTTGCTGCAGGAACAGGCATTTTTGAAACACCTTTTACTGCGTCATCAGCTGATTTGACTGAAGCTTCTTCGTCACCACCGAGTGCCATTTTTGAGAACATTTTTTGCGCGTCCTCTTTTCTTGCTGCTTTAAGCATGTCAACTGCTGCCTGGATAACGCCAGCCTTAGTTTTAGGAACATTAACTTTAGGAGCGGATTCTTTTTTAACAGATTCCTTTTCCTCTTCGTCATCTTCCATTTCTTCTTTGGCTTCATCGTCATCATGTTTTTTCATGGCATTAACTTTTTTCTTGTCACTACCATAAGTTTCATTAACTTCCTCGTCTAAAATTTCTTCATTTTCTACGAGCTCGTTTTGCTCAACATCAGTTTCCAATTCTTCAGCAACATTATTTATAGCGTCGTCTGACATAATTGTCTCCTCTATTATTTTAGATTTAATTTAGAGAGGAAATTTTTAAAGGCTTTAATCTCAACCTCTGGGAGGTTGCCGACCTTTGCTTCTTTAATCTCAGTCTCAATTTCTTCAATATCTTGTGGCTTAATAATACCGTTATCCCATACCCAGTCAACACCTTCCATGACTCCATTTACAAAAGCACTTGGAGCACTTGGGTCTTGGACTATATCTATTGTGGCCAACATAAAGTCGGACCCAACATAACTAGTATTATTTTTATTCACAAGACTTCCCATACCACGACTTGATACACCAAGCTTAACACCACCTTCGAGCAGTCCTTCGACTATTTTGCCCATTGGGGTTTTAAGTATTGATGCTTTTCCTACAACATCATTACCTTCCCATTTAAGAGAAGTGATTTTGTGTGAAACTTTATCAAGGTTAACTGTTGGTCCTTCTGGATGATTTAACTCTCCAACAGCTCTCCCTGTTTTAACCTGTTCGGTCACATATTTATCTACTGCAGATTCCATAATCTTTTTCTCGTAGATACGACCGTTTCTATTTTTTTTATTGGCCTGCATAAATACGCCTTCGATAGTGAATGTTTTTTCACCGTTTCTGCCTTTTTGCTCAGCAATAACTTCTAAATCATTTTCAACGTATTCTGTTATTAATTTCATTGCAGTCCCTCGAACTATTCTTGTTCTTCTTTTTTTCTGTCAACCATTGTAGATGCTAATTCTATTTTCTTTGAATCCAATGCATCTGAAAGTTTAGTAGCCATAGTGGCTGAAAACTCTTTACTTGCGTTAATATTGTCGCCATCTTTTAGGCTATGTATTATATTTTCTACTGACATAATTTTCCTCGCGTTATGCTGGTTGGGCTTCTAATTCTTTTTTCTTGCCCACAGCTTGTTTAATTTTATTTTTCAATCTTGATAAGACACTATCGTCCTTACCTTGTGCTTTTAATTTCTTTAAAGCCTCTCTATCTTTTTTAATTTGGTCCTTTGCTCTTAACAATCGTTCCATATTTTTCTTTTTTGTAGCCAGTTTTGCAGCCTTTCGGTCTGCAGCATCAGCCTTACCTTTAGCGGTAAATTTTTCTTTACCCTTTTTAACTGCAGCTTTACCAGCTGCCTTGGCACCTTTCGCTGCCAATTTTCCAGCACCTTTTGCAACTGCACCTACGCCTCTTCCAGCACCTTTTGCAACTGCACCTACGCCTCTTGCAATAGCACCAAATACGCCTTCCAAAACTTCCATTTCTTCAGCATCAACAGTCTCTAGTAATGCATCAAAATCATCATCTGACATTTCTAAAATTAGATTTTCTAATTCAGTTTGTTCATTGATGTATTGTTTTAATGATAACATATTTGTCCTGTTTATATATTTATAAAAAAATAATTCCTAAAATTCTTCTTCACTGCCATGAGCGCCGGCTTTTGTCTCGGTATCTATTTGGCCTTCCATTTCCTTCATTTCATCTTCGGTAAATCTTAGTATCTTTTTAGCCACATATTCATGTGATAAATATTTACCGATATATGATTCAACACTGCTTAATAATCCAAATCTAGCTTCTACCATTTCAGCTTCTTTTAATTCTGAGAAGTAGTTATCCTCTTGGTAATTAAATCCAATCGATTCCTTCCATGTTTCCCAATCATCATTGGTAATAATACCTTTTAATAATAACTGAGTTTTTATCAATTGCATAAACAAATCAGAGAATCTTTTTCTCAATCTGTCTATAAACTTCTTAAATTTTACTTCGTCTCTAGTTATTTCACTACTTCTTCCTAGTGTAAACTGAGCCTCTTGTTCTAATCTATTAACCGGTACATTTAATGATTTAAATAATTTCTTTTGGAAATATAATATATCATCTATTTGACCTAGGTTTTCTCCACCAGGTAATGTTGTTATTTCAGTCCCTCTTCCGCCTTCTCTACGAGGTAAGAAAAAGTCCTCCAACATTGACATATGTTTTCTATCATCTTTTATGTCGCCGGTCTTAGCATCATAAACCAATTTATTTCTATATTGATTCATAATACCTTTTAAGTATTCTTCTGCTTTACCTTTTGGTAAGTTACCAACATCAATATAGAATATTCTTCGTTCTGGAGCTCTGGATATACGATATATAACCACAGAATCTTCCATCATTCTTAATTGATTAACAGGTTTTAAAGCCTTATGTAAATAGGATAATATCCTTTTACGTGATGGGTCCATTTGACCTGATGTACAAAATGCAATAGCGTCAGGGTATATTTTTATCCCTTGGTCTGCAACATTTAATCTTTCATCTTGGTAAACAAAATATTCATCTACCTTTTTAATAACCTTTGCGCCAGTAGTTGGGTCAACCTCATGTTCGACTTCCTTAACCTTTCTTAATTTGGCGGGGTCGATATAATTAAGTTGTTTAATCCCATTTTTTGGTTTATCTTTATCAATAATAATATGATATGGTAATCTACCATCAACATACCATTTTCTAAAAATTTCGTGCGCGTTGTAATTAAAATTTAAAAGTTTTAATATCGTATTAAACTCATGTTTAACTGATTCTTTTATTTTATCAGATATATCTAATTCATCTAATACAATATCAACAGGTGCTGAATCTTCTGCACCAACAATTGCCTCATTAATAATATCTTCAATTGCAGCATCACATTCCGGCTGTGAAGATATATCTCTGTATTTCATAATTAAATCAATATCGGTTTTGGCCTTATCGCCTTCCATATCGATAAATGCACCAAAGTGACCACCAGCCTGGATTACACCAGCACCGTCTTCTTCACCTGTTTTTGGTACAAACGAAGGTCTTAAAGGTTCCTTCCCTTTCCTATTGATTTCAAATCCAAAAAATTCTGCCATATTTCACCTCATATTATTGGAGGGGAATCTATATCCCCTCCTCTAATATTATTTATAAACCTACGAAGTGGTTGAAGATTCCCAGTATTGTA